CCACAAACGGTGTCGCTGATCCTCGGCCCAACAACTGGCGTGACGGCTGTTAAGTATTACGACACTGACGGGAACTTGCAGACCGACACGCTGTCCAATTACCAAGTGACCGGGACCGAATTTGCCACGATCATCGGCCCGAAAAGCGGTTTCAACTGGCCGGTGACGCAGGATCGGTCAGACGCCATCCGCATAGAGTATGAAATCGGCTATGGCGAGACGGCAGCAGACGTGCCGCAGACCATTCGTCACGCGCTGATGCTGCTGGTCGGCCATTGGTACGACAACCGCGAAGATACGCAAATGGACGAACTGTCCAACATTCCATTCGGCTTTGAGAACCTGCTGAATATCCATCGGAACTGCTGGTATGGTTAAGGCTGGCCAATATCGTGAGCGCGCCGAGTTTCAGCGGCTGTCCGAGGGCAGCGTTGACAGCTACGGCAACGTCTATACCGGATGGTCATCGCTGGCCACGCGGTGGGCCGACATGCGCGAAACGACAGGCAAAGAGGCTATCGAAGGGGGCGCGATGTTCAACACCGGCATGGCCACCATGCGGGTGCGCAGCGACAGCACCACGCAGGGCATCACGACAGCCGACCGTGTTGTGATCCGAGGCGTGACTTGGGCAATCAAGGGTCTTGTGCAGATCGACCGCAAGAACACCGTGCTTGAGTTTAAGCTGGAGCGCGGGGTGGCGGCATGAAGATTGAGGGTGTGAAAAAGCTGCTGCGCCAGTTGGACGATCTGCCCCAAGAGGTGCAAGACGGCCTGAAGAAATCCATTGAGCGCACAGTCAAAACCGGCGTCAACAAAGGCAAGGCGCTGGCACCAGTGCTGACTGGGGATTTCAAGAGCGGCATCAACGGCAGTGTCAAATCTGCGGGCAAGGGTGAAATCTTCGGTTTCATCAATTTCTACGATGGTTCTGTAGATGACGGCTTGGCGGCTGCGTCGATCAACTATGGCTGGAACAATGCGTCAATTGCTTACAACATCCGGGCACAAGTGAAAGCCATTGTCGGTCCGCGTCACAATCGCGCTATGCAGCGTCAGGTCAAAAAAGCAATCAAGGAGGCGCTGAATGGCTGATGGCTTTGCTTTGGCGCTTCAGGCAGGGCTGCGGGCGGCTCTGGTGGCCGATTCTGATGTGACTGCATTGGTTGGCACCCGTGTCTATGATGAGCCGCCACAGACGCCCACATTCCCATATGTGAGGTTTCTGGCGATCGAGCCGCTTGCGTTTGACACCGACACCACCGAGGGATCGCTGGTGACGGTCACGTTTGAATGTCATTCGCGCAGCGCTTCTGGTAGAGTAGAAGCATCGCGTGTTGCTGAAGCAGTCAAGGCTGCGCTGCATCGCCAAGAGACCGCTGTGACGGTGACAGGTCATACGCTGGTCGAATTGATTTTTGAGAACTATTCTGTCACAAGAGATCCCGAAGGCCGTGGTCACACGGCAGTCGTGGCGCTTCAGGCAATGCTTGAGGCAACCGCCTAACCCCCGCGCTGTGGGCAAGCGCATGATGAAGGAGGCCGATCATGGCTAAACAACTTGGACGCGCCCTGCTGGTGAAGATCGGGGACGGCGAAGCATCTGAGGCATTCAGCAATCTCTGCGGGCTGAACAGCAAATCACTCACAATCAACAACACATCTATTGATGTGACGACGCCAGACTGCACCACGCCCGAGGGCGCGCTGTTCACTGAAACGCTTGCCGGTCTGAAAAACATCTCCGTGTCAGGCGATGGGTTCTTTGAGGACAGCACCGCAGAGGCGCGAATGAACACCGTTGCGATGCAGAATGACAATCAGGCAAACTTTGAAATCGTCGTGCCAGATTTCGGAACATACGCAGGCGCTTTCCGAATTGCATCTGTTGAATTTGGCGGCGAGACCGAGGGTGGCGTTACCTACTCAATCTCGCTTGAAAGCACCGGAACTGTGACGTTCACGGCTGCGTGATGACAATCACCGCTGAAGCACCGCGTGGGGGCATCGTCGAATATCTCGGCGATACCTCTCATGTTTTTCTGCTTCGGAACCGTGAGATTGAGCGGTTCGAAGACAAGCATCGCGGCATTTTTGATTTGTGGGATGGGTTCTTTTCAAGCGGCAAGAAGCCAAGCAGCCGGGAAGTCCGGGATCTGATTGCATTGGCGCTTGTCGGCGGTGGAAAGAAAGACCATGAGGCTGATGAAATCATCAAGGGCTGCAACCCCGAGGATCTGCACCGCCTATATGCGATAGCTCAGGCAGCGGTCGGTGTGGCATTTATGCCGGATGCGATGGAAGACGCATCAAAAAAAAAGACAGAAGAGGGCCAACCCCCCGGAGACTTGACGTCAGAGGCATGATTGCCAACGGCATCGTCGCGGGCTTAAAGCCTGAAGAAATTCGTGATATGATACCCAAGGACACATTCCTTGTGTTTGAGGGTTGGAGTGATGCACACTCGGCCAAGAAACCCGGCTCTGAGGCGATGGGCGCTGAGGACTACCGCGAACTTGTGAGGCGCGTCGATGGCATTTAGTGCAGAACAGCTTAACATCATCGTCGGCGCTCGGACCGAAAGGCTTGAGAAATCTTTGAAGGATGCGGAAAAGCGCATCAAGCGGTTTGAAAGCCAGACCAAAAAAAGTCTTTCTGGATCATCCAAAAACTTTGCGATGCTGGCGACAGCAGCAAAACGTTTTCTTCCCGCCCTCGGCGCGGCAGCAATCGTTCAGAGTGTTAAAAAAGTAACGTCTGAATTGGATTCAATTGGCAAGAAAGCCGATCAGATCGGCCTGACAACCGACGCCTTTCAGGAACTAGTTTTTGTTGCTGAGGGGGCTGGCGTATCTCAAGAAAAATTCACATCAAGTATGGAGCGGTTTAGCAAGCGACTTGGGGAAGCCACGCTTGGCGCTGGCGCTGCTTCAAAAATGCTAAAGACGATGGGTCTTGATGCGAAGGAATTGACGCAAATTCCTCTTGATGAAGCGCTCAACAAAGTTGCTGATCGCATGAACAAGATTCAAGATCCAACGCAAAAAGCTGCTGCCGCTGCGGCGATCTTTGGCCGTGAAGGCGTTGCCATGGTCAACATGATGCGCGAAGGATCGGCAGGATTGGACGAACTTCGGCGGGCCGCAAATGAAGCTGGGGCGGTTATTGATGAAGACGTCATCAGAAACGCCGAGGAAATGCAGACAAAGCTGGACGCTGCAAACAGAGTGATCCGCGCTCAGTTGAACGAGGCGCTTGTTGCGTTGTCTCCCCTCTTGGTTGGAGCGGCGAAAGGCTTCGCGGGCTTGGCAAAACGCGTTGGGGATTTCTTGAGCGCTGCCGAGCCGGTAGATGCAACAATGATGCAATTGGTTTCAGATGTAGACTATCTGAAGTCCATTCTTGGCGAAGGCGTTTCGCTTGATCAAATAGTCGATCCTGCTGGTCAAGAGGCGCTGAGGGATCTTGAAGATGCGCTTTTAGGCGTAGGGCTTGAGGCGTTTGACGCATCAGGCGCAATTGAATCTACAATAAATAGTTTGCAATCTTTGAAGTCAGCAAACAGAGAAAATTCGTCTGAGTATGATGTCCTGATACAAGCGCTGGAAAATTTAAAAACCCAACTGTCAGAAATTGAAGATCAATCCTTCATTGAACTCGACACCCAAGAAGCGGTGACGAGATTGGAGCAGCTAGAGCAAGATGCTATTGATGTCGCCGAACAGCTTGCCGCTATAGATGATGCAAATTTTTCAAGGATTCAGCAAAACCTCTTTGGCTTGCGTGGTGTTCTAGATACTGTCTTTAACGCCGCCCAAAGAGCGGCTGCTGCCATCCCGGGCGCGCGCGTGGTCACAAGAACAGGCGCGACTGGGCCGGGGCAGGGGAATGAGCCTCCGGGTGTTACATATTACCCGACGCCACCTGCTGATGAGCCTGCCGCGACAATTTCGACTGCCCCTCTTGCGCCTAGCAGCGGTGCTGGCAGCGGTGGCGGGCGTAAGGCTAGAGATAGAGATCCGCTTGCCGATCTTATGAAGCGCATCGAACTGGAGCGTCAGTTGCTTGGCGCTTCTGAAGCGCGCAGGCAGGTTCTAGAGGTCATTGCTAATTCGGACAAGAAATACACCGACGACGCCATTGATGGCGCGATTTCCCGGATTGAGGCCTACGAGGCCGAGAAACAGGCCATGGAGTTTATCCAAGCGGAGCAACAAGCGATTGCCGACACGCTAGAGAGCAGCATGGAAAGCGCGTTCATGTCGATTGTGGATGGCACCAAGACTGCCGAGGAAGCATTCAAAGACATGGCGCGCCAGATCATCATGGAACTGTATCGCGTGCTTGTCGTGCAGCGCTTGGTCGGCAGCTTCAACTCCACGACAGGAGAGGGGGCTGGCATCGTCGGCGCTATCGGAAGTGCTTTAACCGGCAAAGCATCTGGAGGCGCTGTTCAGGCTGGACGACCGTACACAGTCGGCGAGCATGGCCGTGAACTGTTCGTACCGAGTTCTGCGGGTCGGATATTGAGCGTGCCACAAGCAAAAGCAGCAATGGGCGGTGGCGGCGGGCCTGTTACAGTAAACTACTCTTTCCAAGGCGGCGTCACAGAGGCGGATCTTGGGCGGGCATTGCCGCTGCTTGTGGAGCGCACCAAGCGCGAGGTTGTTGATGCTGTCCAGCGCGGCGGCTCGGTCGCGAGGGTCTTCAGATGAGAACGCCATCACGGCCAGCCCGTTTACGTTCAAGCAGCAGGTTCTCCAGCATCCCGGTCGCCGCTGGGAGGTGGATGTTACTTTGCCGCCAATGAGGCACGCAGATGCGCGCGTCTGGATTGTGTGGTTGGCTCAGTTGGATGGCACATACAACACCTTCACCCTTGGCGATCCACTGGGTTGCTCTCCTAGAGGCAGCGCAGGCGGCACCCCATTGGTGGCGGGCGCAAGTCAAACAGGATCGGTCCTGAACATTGATGGATGCACAACCAGCCAGACGGGATGGCTCAAAGCTGGAGACTATATTCAGCTTGGCACGGGAGGCGATGCGCGCCTGTACATGGTCACGGCTGATGTGAATAGCAGCGGCACCGGCACGGCAACACTGCCGATCTGGCCATCTATCACAACAGCCCCGGCTGACAACGCCTCTGTGGTCGTGTCCAGCGCTGTTGGCGCGTTCCGATTGACATCTAACGTCAGCACATGGTCAACCAACGAGGCGGCGATCTATGGCATCAACTTCAGTGGGGTGGGCGTCATATGAGCCGAGATCTTGCCGCAGCCATCTCCAGCGCTCTTGACGATCAGGAGGTCAGCGTCTTCTGGGCGTGCGATCTGCTGTTTGACAGCCCGAATGACTTGTATTTCTGGAGCGGCATTGGCGATCTTGTCTTGGACGGAAAGACCTATGTCGGCGCAGGCGATCTTCTTGGCATCTCTGAACTGCGTGAGAGTTCGGACATCGCTGCCTATGGTGCAACACTGACCCTGAGCGGGATTCCAAGCAGCATCATCTCAGTCGCTCTTGCAGAGCCATATCAAGGTCGGCGCGCTATTGTGAAATTCGGTGTGGATGTGGCTGGCACAAAGACGGCAGTCACGGTCTTTACCGGCGAAATGGATGAGATGAACATCCAGTTCGGTGCCGATACAGTCACCATTAGCTTGGCGGTTGAAAGCCGTCTGGTTGATCTAAACCGTCCCCGCATTCGTCGCTATACAGACGCCGATCAGCAAAGCCGATTTAGCGGTGATCTGGCGTTTGAGTTCGTCACTCGGTTACAGGATGAAGACCTGCAATGGGAGGGCTGACAGAATATCTCAGGTCTATTCAGGGTGAGCCGTTCTCATGGGCTGACCACAACTGCATGTCGTTCGTCTCGGGCGCTCTGAGGGCTATGGGGCGCGATGGTCTGCCAGATGAATGGTGCAGCGGCTATGATAGCACACGGCGCGCTGTGGTAGCCTATAAGCGCTGTCTGAAGACCTACGGTTACCCTGACATCATCGCCGCCATGGATGACCGCTTTGAGCCGGTAGAGACTTTGCACCCGCGCTCTGGTATGATCTGCGCGCGGCAGTCTGGTGATGTTCTGGGATATGCGTTTGGTGTTGTTTGCGGATATGGCTGCGCGCATCTGTCGGAGGCTGGGATTGTCTGGTCTGAGCCGCAGCTAGGCGATCTGTATTGGAGGGCATCGTGAAGAGATTGCTACTTGCCACATGCTCTGTCTTGGCGCTTTCGGCGACACCGGCATTGGCCGATCCAATCAGTTTGGCTGTGGCGGCTATTTCGACGGCCAGTTCGGTCATTTCGGCTGGTGGTATTGCGGCAGCTACATTTTCGGCATTTGGGATGAGCCTGACAGGCTTGGCCGCAGTTGGCGCTCAATTTGCAGTTCGCGCGGCCCTCGGCTACGCCCTCAATGCCTTGTCATCTTCCACCACAAGAGGGCAAGCCGCATCTCGCGGCTATCAGGGCGTCAACCAGCTTGGCCCTGCCCTGCCGCATCAGGTGATCTATGGAGAGACGCGCATCGGCGGTGCGGTGTTCTATCAAACACTGTCCGATGCGGATCAGTACCTGCATCGCCTTATTGCATTCGCGGGGCATGAGATTGACAGCTACCAGGCGATCTACGTCAACGACGAAGAGGTGACGATAGATGCTGATGGACAGGTGACATCGCCATCTAAGTGGGCTGGAAAGATCCGCATCAAGAAATACCTCGGCACTGACGATCAAGCAGCGGATTCCGATCTGGAGCGCGAGGTGTCCGAGTGGACAAGTAAGCACCGGGCGCGTGGCATTGCATATCTGTATGTCCGCTTTTACGGAGCCAGCAACTTTGCAACCGGCGTGCCAGTGGTGACAGCCAAAATACGCGG